GCGTATTCCACGTGGTTTCCGTAATGCCATCCAAAGAGATGGTGGTCTTTTCGATTGCTTTTTTGGCTGTTGCCCAATCCGCAAACTCGTACTTCAAAAATTCCATAGTAAGTAAATAAATAATCCGCCTAATAGTGTTGCAATCAAATCCTTGTAGTCAAATCCTCCGTAGCGTATTTCGTCTATTAATTCCTTGCCTGCTGCTGCGACAAGAACGACCAGCATACTACCCGAAATAAGATAAAGCACCGCACCACCTACGAAGTGCAGTACCTTATCAAATGAAGTCCAAGAACTCATAACGTGGTCAACTCTGCCAGTTGGGCGTTGGTTAGACGGGTCTTAAATAGGAGAAATTGTTTTTTGCTTGCGTTACGAATGCCCCCATCGGTGTATTGGTCAATAAATAATTGGTCTAGACCCGTTGGAACGCTTCCGCTTGTTGCTGTACCAATTAAAGCTCCGTCCACGTAAAAGGCAAAGTCATTAGCTTTATATGCTAGAGCGAATTTGTGCCAGCCAGAAGTCAAAGTATTAGACCCTAAAATTTCGCACTGCTGTACACCACCCTGCAAAACTTGTACACGTGGTCGTGCCGAGCTATTAGCGGCTACAAATATAAAGTTACCATAAGTTCCAGCGGTGCTATTGCGTACCCACGCTAGCATACTTTCGTTGCCACTCGGAAGGGTAAACATTTCGCCAAAAATGGTTCCTTCCGTTTGTCCGATTAAAGAGCTAATTGCTGACTTTCGTGCCTCATCGGCCACACGGGTAACACTTGCGGAAAGCGTTGGAATGTAAGAGGTGGCGTAGGCTCCTGCTTCAAGTTGTGTGCCATAAATATAAACAAAATTATTCACCGCATCACCAATAAGAAAAGCGCAGTTAACCGTGGTAATAGAGCCAGTAAATGTTAACGCTATTCTTACCCACCCATTACCGACCGCTTGCGCAGACGTGCTTAACAAAGTTTGAGTTCCAGCGGTTGAGCTGCTAAAGGTGTTAGTATCAAAATTGTAAGTTACCCGCACGTTGTTCGACCCAAACCCTACTTCAGCGAGTTGGGCGGAGTAATTTCCTTTTCTTGCATAATAAGAAAAAGTGTAGGTTGTACTTGCTAAAATGCTTACACCATCTCTAGACGCTAAAGCAGTGGAACTTGAATTGCGCAGATACCTACTTGATGGATTACCCGCTGGGTCAAGAACGGCACTATCAAAACTTTTAGTTGTATTTTGAAATCTACTCCATAAATTCAAGAAATTAGATTGAACAACTAAATTCGTCCGCTGCGGTTCCAGCAACAGGCGAGGGCAACTGCTATTTGTGTAGTCCAGACGGGGTACGTTGCTCACTGGCCCAACTGATACGGCTGCGGTGGTGGTGGGTATGTAGTTTGTTGCGATGTCACCCGTTTCTAATTGTGGCGCAGCCGTTAAGAAACCTTGCCCAGTGGAAAGGGAAGAAGGAACTTTGAGCAAATAATTTACTGGAGAGCCACTAGGCGAAGCCCCGTTTAGAATGGCAACCTCTACACGATACCATCCGTTGCCCACATTAGTAACCTTTGAAGTGCAACCAGTTGGCGTTTGAAGCGTGACACCAGTTGAGGCAATATCTATATTTTGCACCCAAACTGTACCGCCCCAATTCCCCGTACTACTATATTCAAGCGAGGTGGTTACATTGTGTCCGTCAAATTTGAAATATCGGCTTATGGTGTAGTTAATAGAACCAGTTAAAACCGAAGCGGAAGCGTTTTGATTGCCGTAACGCAACGTCCCAGCTGCTTCATTTTTAGTAATTCGAGTTGAACTCACCCCAGATATTGGGCTGTCGCTAGTGACTGTTGTGTAAAGGACGCCCGTTGAGGCATTAAACGACAAGCCATTTGGCACTAAATTAGTCCGCACTTCCTCAATTAGGCCATTTGCCCCAACACGGGTAGCACCCGAAGCACGGGTAAAAGTCAAATCGCCCGAGCCGTCAGTCGGCTTCTCTGCGTAAATCTTGCTTGTCTTGTACCCGCTTGGTATAACAACAAGCGAAGCATCATCGTAAAAACTACTCATCAGTTAAAGTTTAATTCGTCTATTGCAATTTCCAAACACTCAAAGCCCTCAACTCTACCGCTATCCGCAAGCACACGAACCTCGTATGCCTCGGCATAGGTGTAGGCGTTATTAAAGCACGCAGGCACACCATCGAAGCCCAAGCTGCGGGTGTTGTAGTCCTCGTCTCCCCAATCGGAGGCGCAGTAAATTTCGCCCCAGTTATTATTTGTTGGCATGTTGCTTCAAAAATTCAATGAGTTTTCTTTCGTTTTCGGGCTTCACTTTATACCTACATGTACCATCCGTGGAACGATTGCCCGTCTGTGGGGTACATTTCACCATTCTGATTTTCATAGTATTCGGGGGTCAAAGATCCGTAGAATGTCAAATACGATACGAGGCGTCTGCCGTAGTGTTCAGCGATGTCCCGCTCCCGTTGGATCAGGTACTCCAATTCGCTTTTTTCAATGCCTTCGGAGTTCTCGCTCTGCTTCTTGAACACGCCTCCGTTGCTCACCTTGTAAGCCAGGAACGGAAGGATCTCCGTCATGGAGTAGTGAACCAAAACGTCCTGCACGTAGTCCTCCAGCAGCGTTTCGTAATTGCCCGCCAGGGTGTTATTCAGTACGTCCGTCTTTAGGCGATTGTACAAGGCCGTGCCAAGCAACGCCTGCACGTGGATGTCCTGGGCGATCTTAATGAACTGAATCATCTGATCTCTGTCCACGTTGCCATTGATGGCCGTGCGCTTAACGAGATCCTCTGGGCTGATAAATAGTGGGTACATGTCTAAATAACCTTATTTCGGTATTCCGTGCTTTTCAGCATACTCCTTTGTGTAACCTCGGTAGTCCTGATCGAAGGGGATCTTCGCCACCTTTGCGTCGTTGACGGGCAACTTCACCCCCAACTTGCGCAGGTCGTTAACCGATACCTCCGAGCGTGGGTTCTTTGGGTCTGGCTTCACTCCCTTTGCTCTTGCCAGGTACGTCTTACGCATCCAGAAGTGCTTGCAATTCGGGCCACCCTTGTAGAGTAGGATGTCGTAAGTGGCTGCACCACCCTTTCCAAAGCCAGCGTTCACGGGCTTGTTGGCCATCGCTTCAATGTCCTCCAATCGGTAAACCTTCGCAGCTCCTAGCATCAAGCTGCAAAACTGCCGCTCACCACCTGGCTCACCTGCGTAGGCGTAGCGCACCTTGTACGCAAAGCCCTCTTTGGTCACTCCGTCCTGCACGCTCTTTGCATTTGGGAAAGCACTGCCCGTGGAGGCGAATTGCACCTCCCGCATCTTTACGATGTCCTCATCGGTCAATGCGCCCTCGTCAACGAGTTCCCATTCCTTCTCATCAACCTCCTCACCGAGGTCGATCAATTCCTGCACCCAACCCCCGAAGGCGGGATCAGATGCTTTATGCTTTTTTTCGGACTTCATTTGGGTGATCACCGCAGATGAATTGCCCGTGAACAAGGCACGTGCTACGGACGGCTCAAATTGAAGCATCTGCACAAGGAAGGTGATTGCTTGGTCTTGGGTAAGAACGCCCTCCTGGACGGCTCGCATGATGTCCAGCGAGGACGCAATCTGCGCTCCGTTGTACGATGCCTCCTTTTGGATCAGCTCCTCATTCACATCGGCAGGCAGCGTGGTGGTAACTTGCTCCTCAACCTTTACGCCCGTCTCCTCCTCAATCGTCTGCTGATCAGTCACCTTGATGTCGTTAAACTCCATCGGTGAAAGCGGCTTGAAGTACAAGTTCAATGCCGTATTGTTAGCTGCAAGCAGTTCGTCCAAAGCCGAGATGATACCAATCTGAATGGGACGGATCACCGTATTGTCCATCAATAGGCATTCTTGATCTCGTCCGCATTGCTACCCAGACCGCTATTCTCTTTGATACCAAACAGCATCGGGCTAGTCACTCGGTGGCCAACCATGATCTTTTGGCTGGATTCACGGGAAAGGAACTCGTACTGCAAATGCGCCTCTGACAATTCCACGGGTTCAATCGTGGCCGCCTTATTGCTATCGTCATTGAAGGCCAGGATCCAACGGCCTGCGTTATTCGTGCCCTGCCACTTCTGGCCAATAGTTGAATTGAT